GCAGGAGACGCTGAAATAAAAATTTATAATGAAACTGGAAGTGCAACAGCAAAAAATTTAGTTTTTCATGGTAAATGGGCAGCAGCCGATAACGTTGTTCAAGAATTTAAATTACCCGGAGCTGGTATTTATTGTAATGATGGAGCTTACGTAGATCTTACTAACTGTGATTTTTGTTACGTAATCGGAACATTTTAAAGGAGTAGCCAATGGCGAATACTACTTCACAGTCCTACAGTTTTGACCAGGACTTTTCAATCGATGAGATTATTCAAGATTCGTATGAACGTATTGGTTTACAAGGTACAGCAGGTCATCAATTAAAAACTGCTAGAAGATCTTTAAACATTCTTTTTCAAGAATGGGGTAATAGAGGAATACATTTTTGGGAAATAGGAAATACTAATATTAATTTAATAGCAGGTTCAACAACTAATGTTGATGCTACAGCTGAAGGATCTGGTATTTATACTTTTTATAGAAACTCAACAGATGTACCTGGAGGTGGTGAACCACCACAAGCTACAACTGTTCCTGTTGCTAATATTTATGGTATTACAGATATTTTAAATGTTACATATAGACAAAATTACAATACAACAAATCAATCAGACACAGGATTAACAAAAGTTGCAAGAGATTCTTATGCTGCAACAGCAAACAAAGCATCTAATGGAACGCCTTCACAATTTTGGGTACAAAGATTTATTGATAAAGTTACAATTACAGTTTATCCTTTACCTAATTCAACTGCCGCATCAAATTTTTTAAACGTTTATTATGTCAAAAGAATTGAAGATGTAGGAACTTACACTAACGCAACAGACACACCTTATAGATTTGTACCCTGTATGATTGCAGGATTAACTTATTATTTATCTATGAAGTATGCACCACAACGAACACAGGAGATGAAGTTGTTGTACGAGGATGAATTAGCAAGAGCATTATCAGAAGATGGTTCTGCATCGAGCACATACATTACTCCGAAGACATACTATCCAAATATATAATGGCTAGATTTGCAAAAGGTAGTAGAGCATTAGCAATTTCTGATAGATCAGGAGCAGCTTTTCCATATAGAGAAATGGTAAAAGAGTGGAATGGTGCATGGGTACATGTTTCTGAATTTGAACCTAAACAACCACAATTACAACCACATCCCGTAGGCGCTGATCCACAAGGATTATTACATGCAAGGCCTGCAAGAGTTGAGTTTCCTACATTAGATATTTTACAAAACAATCCTTTTCAAACCTATCAAATAGGTTCTCCAATTATTAATGTTATTTTACCAGGTCATGGTTATACAACAGGTGATATAAAAAGATTTAGAGGTTCATCAACTACCGCAGGTGCTTTTAATACACCATTAGGAGTAGGAGGTATAACAGGATCTACGATTGCAAAAACTGCTGGATATACTATAACTGTAGGTAAATTTATTAGTGGTGCTACAAATACAGATGGGTCTAACGGAACAGATTATTTTTATTTTAGTGCTGATACAAATGCAACAAGTGTTGTAAACGGAGGAGGAGGTTTTCCAGTCTCAGTTGGACCGGTAACTTTACAAGCATAATGTCAGGAATTAGTTACAATACATTAGTTACACAAATTAAAAACTACACAGAAGTAGACGCTAACGTTTTTACAACAGATATTTTAGAAAGTTTTATTTTAAACGCTCAACAAAGAATTATGATGGATCTTCCTATGGATTCAGACAGATTCGTGGACCAAGGTACAATGGCAACTGATGTAGATAATATTAGAGTTCCAGCAGGAACTTTATTTGTAAGAGGTGTAGAAGTATTTAACGCTACTAATACAACAGAAAAAGGTACATGGTTAGAAAGACGAGATCAAACTTTTTTAAGTGAGTATGTAGGAAGATTAACAGGTCCAGAAGGGTCAACTACATCAGGAGCAGATGTTACCGGAAAACCTAAATATTATGCTATGTTTGGTGGAGCAACAGGATTAGGGTCTACAGACTCAGGGTCTATCTATTTAGCACCAACTCCAGACGCTAATTACAATTTTAGAATATATTATAATAAAATGCCTGATACGTTAGAGTCCACTAATCAGACAAATTATGTTAGTTTGTATTTTCCTCAAGGTCTGTTATACGCATGTTTAGTAGAGGCATATGGATTTTTAAAAGGTCCAACTGATATGTTGACATTGTACGAGCAAAAGTATAAAACTGAACTACAAAAGTTTGCAGCGATGCAAATTGGAAGACGAAGAAGAGACGATTACACGGATGGAACAATAAGAATACCAATCGAGTCACCGCCTCAATAATTAGGAGAAAAATATTATGGCAATAACATCGGCAGTATGTAACAGTTTCAAAACAGAAGTTCTAGAAGCTAAACACAATTTCTTAGCATCTGGAGGAAACACTTTTAACATAGCTTTATACACAAGCTCTGCAACTTTAAATAAATCAACAACAGCGTATAGTTCATCAAACGAAATATCTAACACATCTGGTTCAGCTTATTCTGCAAAAGGAAAAGCATTAACAAGTGTCAACCCTGCTTTATCAACTGATACTGCATGTTGTGACTTTGCAGATATTTCTTGGACATCAGCTTCTTTTACAGCTAATGGTTGTTTAATTTTTAACGACTCAGCATCTGGTGACCCTGCAGTTTGTGCAATCGCATTTGGTGGAGACAAAACTGTAACAAGTGGAACTTTTACAATTCAATTTCCAGTAGCTGACGCTGATAACGCGATACTTCGTATAGCATAAGGAGTAAATCCTTATGTCGGTTACCCGAACATTCACAGTAACAGTAGTAAGCACTGGTTCCGGCAATAAATATTTTATTGATGGTGTACAAACACCTACATTAAATTTAGCTGAAACAGGTACTTATAACTTTGATCAATCAGACAATTCAAACGGTAGTCACCCTTTAAGATTTGCAACTGCGGCCGACGCTGCAGGTGGAACAGAATATACAACTGGTGTAAATGCTTACGGCACACCTGGAGATCCTGGAGCTTATACACAAATTGTTGTAGCTGCTAGTGCACCAACTCTTTATTATTATTGTACAAACCATGGAGGAATGGGTGGACAAGCAAATACCGTAGACCCTACTACATATGGAGTTTTTCCTTGGAACGTAAATCAATATGGAGATCAAAATGCTGTTGATGTTAGTGTAACTGGAGTAAGTGCTACTTCTAGCACTGGATCAGTAGATACATTTGCAAGTGCAGGATGGGGTGGAAGAAGTTGGGGTAATAATGAATGGGGTGAGTTATCAGATAATACAGTTATATTAACTGGAGTAAGTGCAACTTCATCTGTTGGAACTCCTATTGCAGGAGCTTTACAAGGTTGGGGTAGAGCTGAATGGAGTGAAGAACCATGGGGTGAAAGTAATAACCCTGTTATTACATTAACGGGATTAAGTTCTACTTCATCTACTGGATCTACAACAATTCTTACAGAAATAAATACAGGTTGGGGTTCAGATACTTGGGGTACGGAAACTTGGGGTCAATCAGGAATTGTAGTTGAGTTAACTGGATTGGGAATGCAATCTAATAGTGGAACAGATGCAGCTTGGGGTGATTTAACTTGGGGCTCTTCAACGACTGGTTGGGGTGGTGAATATTTCTTAGTTCCTGCTGACGTATTGGGATTAACAGGATTAAGTTCAACATCAGCTGTTGGATCATTAACAAATATAATTGATGCTACATTTACTTTAACTGGATTAGAATCAACATCAACGATTGGCTCTGTTAATATAGACTTTAGTATAAATGTAGCTTTAACAGGAATAGGATTAACTTCTTCTGTTGGAGCAATTACACCTGCAGACGCAATAGGACTAACCGGTCTATCTTTAACTTCTGCAAATGGTTTACTTGCTATTACATCTAATCCAACAGTAATTCCAACAGGGTTTGGATTAACTTCTTCAACAGGTGCTCTTGACCCTTCTGATCAAGTTATGGGATTAACAGGATTAAGTGCAACATCAGCAACTGGAACATTAAATCCAGCAGATGTTATGGGCTTGACAGGGGTTTCAGCAACTGCTAGTTTAGGTAATGTAGCACCTTTAGGTTACGAACGAATAACAGGTACACAAGATGCTGGTTATACGCGCGTTGTTGCAGGAGAATAATTTAATATATTATTGACAATAACTTTAAAATAAAATAAAAAAAGATACTAATTAGGAGAACAAAATTATGGCATCAACTTATACAGATCTTGGTATAGAACTAATGGCAACTGGCGAAAATGCCGGCACATGGGGAACAAAAACTAATAACAATTTATCTTTATTTGAACAGCTAACTGGCGGATTTAATGCACAATCAATTGCTGGTGGAGCACAAACTACAGCTTTAACAATCGTAGATGGAAATACTACTGGAACAGCTCAACATTCAATGATCGAGCTTACAGGTTCAATTACTGGAAACCAAATTGTAACAATTCCTTTAGATGTAGAAAAAATGTTTTACATCAGAAATTCAACATCAGGTGCTTACACAGTACAATTTAAATATGTATCTGGTTCAGGAGACACTCATACTTTTTCTGCTACAGATAAAGGAGATGCTTTTTTATTTGCAACTGCAAATGATGGAACTAATCCAGACATATACAAAATAGCAACTGGAGATGTAACTCTTACAGGCACACAAACTTTAACTAACAAAACACTAACTTCACCAAAAATTGGTACATCTATTTTAGATACTAACGGCAATGAACTAATGCTTTTAACAGCTACAGGTTCAGCAGTTAATGAAATTACACTAGCTAACGCTGCTTCAGGTAATGCACCTAGTATTACGGCTTCTGGAGAAACTAATGTAAGTCTTAACCTAGTTCCAAAAGGAACAGGTCAAGTTCAAATTAATGGAAATACAGCATCAACTGTAGGAAAAGCTATTGCAATGGCATTAGTTTTCGGATAAAAGATAAACAGGAGAAAATAAATTATGGCAAACCCAAATCTAGTAAACGTAACATCGATAACAGGTGAATCGGTACAAGCGGCTTTAACTACTACTCTAACTACAGAGATTTTAGCGGCTGCATCAGATACACTTGTTAAAGTAAACAGTATCATAGTCGCAAACATAGACGGATCTTCATCAGCAGACGCTTCAATTTTTATAACTAAATCAGGTGGATCACCAATAGCAATAGCAAGTACAGTAGCTGTACCTGCAGATTCAGCTTTAGTTGTAGTAGATAAAAACACAGCTTTATATCTTGAAGAAGGTGATAATCTTGAAGGTGGCGCAAGTGCTAATGGCGATCTAGTTGCTACTGTAAACTACGAGATCTTAAACGACGCGTAAGAGGTTTAGCAAATGGCTTATTTCGCTAACCTTAACTCTGAAAGCATAGTCACTCACGTTGAGATCGTTAACGACTCAAATATTACTCCTGGTGATGACGCAGCTAATGAAGCATGGTGTCTAGCAAACTTAACTTCTGTCAATGGTGGTGTTTCTTGGAAACAAACTTTTAAAAACGGAACTAGAGGTCTTTATGCAAATGGAGACAACATCATATATAGAACTTCTGATTGGGAAGGTCACACAACAGCAAATAAATTTGTAAGTAACATTCCACAAGCTTGGGCTTCTATTATGAGATTAGACGATGATAACTTTTT